AACTCAATCAGAATTTTTCAATTCAACATATGGTTGTAGAAAAGGATTATTAGACACAGCTCTCAATACTGGAACGTCTGGTTATTTATCAAGAAAACTTATATTTACATGTGCGAACTTGCAACTATCTGACACTATTGAAGATTGTGGTACTACAGATTTTCTTAAAATTGATGTCACGGATAAGAAAAAGGCGTCATGCTTTGTTCATCGTTTTATAAAAGATGGTGATAGCTTAAAATTAATAACAGATGAAAACTATACTGATATCATTGGCCAGACCATTCATGCAAGAAGTCCAATATATTGCAAAAATGAAAAAGTATGTAAAACATGTTATGGAGAATCATACAAGTCTCTAAACAGTCATTATATTGGTGTTATAGCAGCTCAGACTTTGGGGGAAAAATCTACTCAATTGGTTCTGAGAACATTTCATACATCGGGGTCAGCAATCATTAAAAACAGTTCTGAGAAGAAAGATATGAAACAAGAGGATATTATTGGAGATCTTTCCACTGTATCCACAATGCTTCACAAATTTAAAGATACTAACTGTGAAGATTTGGTTCATTCTTTATTTGAAGTATACGATAGATATATTCATCATGTTCATTACGAATGCGTAGTTTCACAACTTATGTGGATCGGAATGAAAAAATGGAGATTGCATCCAGAGAGAAAAAAATATAAACCAAAGTTCCACAGCATCCAATCAGTTCCAGAGCAAGAGAGTTGGCTGTTGGCAATGTCTTTTTCAAATCCACGAAAAAGTATTTTAAATGGAATTATAAACTCTGGAAAATATTCTGGTGTTATGGACAGAATCTTAAGAGGAGAAAAAGTATAAAACTTTATCAACAGGAGGAATTACAATTTGAAAATAGTAAACCCATACTATAAGATTAAGGATGAAGACAACAACATTTTTACGTTGAGAAAAAAAGATTACGAGCGTATGCTCCCTGTTATACAGGAAATAGTTCAGCCTGTCCAAGAAATAGGGTTTTCGATTGATAAAGTTGAGATTAAAAGCTCGAGAAATATAAAGGGTGAGCTCTCGAAAACTTTATATTCAATTTTATCAATGAAGTTTTCCAAGGGCTCACACCCAATCGAATTAAAACTTTACATACCAAAACTTATCGATAACAACTATATTTTTATAAATGGTAGAAAGAAGGTCCCACTATTTCAACTTTTTGATATACCAATAGTTATGAGAGGCGAGACACTAAAATTAAGGACAAATGTAGGAACGATGTTAGTATATGCTACAAAAGAGAAGCCATATGTGATGTGCGGATATCTTGGAAAGAGAATCCCTCTATGTCTTCTACTTATGGCATTTTATGGTCCTGATAGAGTAAAAGAATTAATGAAAGAGGATCTTGATGGTATAGTGGAACAAGAATCTCCAGAGAACCACATCTATGATAAATTGTTATTTGATATAAAAATGTATAATGAAGAATCTCAAGGATTTACTCAAGATGATTTTATAAAAGAACTCGGGAGATATTATACAAAATATAATACCATACCAAAAGGAAACGATATTATATATTCTCTGGATTTAATACCAAAGGTGGATATATTTACCAGGGAATTTTTAGAAACTGGTTCAGTTTTAGAAGATGTATTAATTGCATTGAAGCGTGGTGAAGTAGATGATAGATTACTTCCAAACAAAAGAATACGATGTTTCGAATATGTTATATATAATAAAATATGTAAAATAATATTCGATATGTGTCTAAGTAATCGTGACACCAGAAAGCCAAAATTCAATACGAACACGAAACAATTAATTACAGATAGTAATGTATCAGAAATAGTTCAATTTGATTTCAGTATAAATCCAATAGACAAATTGACCAAATTAAGTCGTGCAAGTTTATTGGGTCCAGGTGGTTTTAAAAGAGAAAACATACCCAGACATCTAAGAGATATTTATAAAACAATGTTCGGTAGAATGTGTCCTGTGGATACCCCAGATAGGGAAAATTGCGGAGTTCTACAGAATCTGATACCCAACGTCCCATTGGATAGAAATATGCGATTTACGAGCGAATACTGCGACAAGCAGCCTATTTCTATACCAGTATCGTTCACTCCATTTTGTGAGCACGACGATCCAACAAGATTGCAAATGGCATCATCCCAAATGCGCCAAGCCATTCTTCTTAAGAAGTTTGACAAACCTATAGTTCAATCTGGTTGTGAGCATTTGTATACGAAATATACAGATTTCATAAAAATCGCTCCAAGGGATGGTGAAGTATTATATCTGGATGAACAATATATGGTTGTTTTATATGATGATAAATCTGGTGAAGTATTTGACATATCCAATAGAAAAATCTATGTGCAAAATGTGGATATAATGTCAGTATATTTTAAAGAAGGTCAAACTTTTAAAGCTGGAGATATTTTAGCAGAAAGTAATTATTGTAAAGATGGAGACATCATTTTTGGTAAAAATTTACTTACTGCAATCATGATTCATTATGGTTATAATTATGAAGATGGAATTGTGATATCTGATAGATTGACAAACAGTGAAGAACTTTCATCTGTTCATTTCGTTGATCTATCTTTCAATATGAAACCAGATAGAGTTCTCTTAGATAGACTTGGACGTCATGATGTATATGAACCTCTTCCAACTCCAAATACTATGATGGAACCTGGAGATGTATATGCCAGAATGCAAAAATTAACAACTGAAGATTACTTCTCACCATTTAATGAATCAGTTGTGTTAGAGACTCCTAAGAGAGTTATTATAACCAACGTTACCATTTATGCAAATGAATGGAATGAAGAAGTTCCAATTTATAAAGAATGGATAGAAGGATTTTTGAAACAACAAAAAGATCGTCAGGAAAAATTACAAAAAATAGTAGAAGATAAATTACCAGAAGGCGTTGCATCAGACTTCATAAAAGATAATCTCAATTTAGATAATGTTGGAAAATATAAAAATAAAAAAGAAAAAATAGATGGAATACATGTTGAAATGTATGGTCTCCAAATGAAAACTATTAAGATTGGAGACAAAATTGGGAATAGACATGGTAATAAAGGTGTAATTTCTACAATTCTACCAAAAGAAAAAATGCCGATGTTAGAAGATGGTCGACATGTGGACGTTTGTCTTAATCCTCTTGGTATAATTTCCCGTATGAATATGGGTCAGCTCTTTGAAATAAATCTTGGGATGGCAGTTAACGATTTAAAAACTCATGCATTACATATGTTGGAGAGTGGTGATAAAGCCGCGCTTAGAGAATATTTCATAGTTTTTATAGAACTTGTAGATAAAACACAAGACAAGTGGTATACAAAACAATTTATAGATCAATTGCCAGATGAGATAGATGAAGATTTCATCAAAGATTTTTCTGTTATTCAACCACCATTTGAAAGCATTAAAGTGTCAGACTTGAAAGAAGTTATGGAATATACTAATACCAAATTTAAATATAATATTTTCGATCCATTGTCACAAAAGAATATAGTGAATCCAGTGACTGTTGGGTATATGTATTTCTTTAGAATGACGCATATAGCAGATGATAAACTGGCTGCTAGAGGAATAGGTTCTTACGCAAAAAGAACTATGCAGCCTTTAGGTGGAAGAAAGAATAAAGGGGGTCAGCGATGTGGTGAGATGGAAACAGCGTGTTTCATTGGACACGATGCAATGAAAAATTTGCACGAAATGTTCACATTAAAATCTGACTGTTTCAGCACAAAAAATAATTATATAAAAAATCTCATTGATCCAAAGAATATTATTGAAACAAATATCGCAGATCCTATACCAGAATCGGTTCGTTTATTAAATTCTTATTTAACTGTTTTAGGAGTAGATCATAGGAGTATAAATAATGCTACCTGATATTCAACAGACAAAACCACAAATCAGATCTGGCATTAAAAGAGTCGGTGTTTCACAGGTAGAACTCCCATTCAGAATTTTAGCGAGGAATGGGAGTTCCTCCATACCTCAGATATTAGCAACTGCTGAAATGGTTTGTGACTTAGATGATATGACCAGGGGTATTTCTATGTCAAGATTCTTACGTACTATTCAAACTTATATTCACATACCCCTTAGACGAACAACACTTGAATTAATATTAAAAGATTTTAAAAAACAACTAGAGACGGAAACTGTATCTTTAAAGATGAACTTCAAATATCCATTATATAAAAAGTCTCCAGTTTCAAATAATGGATTTTATCAATTTTATAATTGTAGTTTTAGAAGTGAATTTTCAAATAATGAGTTTAAATTTTATGAAAGTGTAAGAATTCAATATGCTGCATATTGTCCATGTTCGGCAGCATTATGTCACGAAGGCAAATATGGATATCCACACAATCAGAGAGCATTCGCAGATGTATTAATTCAAGCCAATCCACAGAAATATATGTGGTTAGAGGATATTATTGATTTGATTGAAAATTCGGTTCAAACAATCCCCTATCCAATTATTAAAAGAAGTGACGAAAAATTTATGGCAGAATTGGCTAAAAGTAATACACAATTTGTTGAAGATGCCATAAGAAAAATTTCTAAAGATTTAGATTCAACTAAAGGAATATTAGATTGGTACGTTCAATGTACACACGAAGAATCCATACATACATCAGATGCAATAGCTATTAATTGGAAAGGTTTAGAAAATGGATTCAATGAAAAAACATATATTTAAGGAGGAATTTTATGGAAAGCCAAAGAGACTTTCAAAGTGTATTTGATAGATTTATCCCCGAAGATGATGATGATATAGAAAAATTGAATTTGTCCAAAAGAAATAGAATATCAAGAGCAGTTGAATGTGAGCTTCCCAATTTGGAAGAAAGACTTGTCGTAAATAAAACTGATCATGAATTTCGTATTTCAACATTTGCAAATTGGTTTTCCAGACATTCAAGTAGAATTTCTTCTGCCAGAGGAGTTTTCATTAGTATAAATGGCGTGGATCCAGATGAATCAATAGTCGTTACTATACCAAACGATCACGGAAAACGGTATAAGGATTTTGACAAAAGACATTTAAGAATTATAGAAAATGCTAATATTATTCCAGTTATAAATGCAGAACCAATTGACATGTTCGTTTATAATAATGGATATCAAATATTATATCATATCGGGGATGATACATATTTGAAAGGTTATAGTGTTAGAAAAAAATTCATTGTTAATATCTGTAAAGACGTAATGGATTATTTCATACCTATTGGTCAATTCATTGTGAAACGTAATGATACGATTTGCAAATTTAAAAGTTATGATCTATCCGAAATTATTGAACAAAGAATTAGAAATAATTTATTGGACAGAGAAAAACTTACAATACTCTATCATCAAAGTAAAAAGTTTGAATTTGAGGATTTCAATGGATTATTAAAATGCTTGGCCACACGGCAAGGCGGAATTAAAGATGTTCAACATCAATTAGAGATAGATCATGCGATTCAGAATCTTTGTTTAGATGGTGTTGAGTATGAAACTTAATTCAAAGAATCTTATATTAAGAGATATCTTTTCGTATGATGTTGTCGCGTGTCATTATAATCTTTTAAAAACATTTAATTATGATGTATCCAATATAGATGAAAATGATAAGGTCGGAAGAAACATTCAAATTGGAAAGATTATGAGAGATAACGAATCTATAAAAACTAGATTAAGAGAAACAACTAATAGAATAATAGATGATTATATAGCGTTTAATGAACTTGGGGAAGACGACATCATAATAAGACAATATGATGGAATAATAACATCCAAAAGATTAATTGAAACAGAGAAGAGCGTCCTCCCCATAGTTTTGCAAAATCGTTATGATATCTTTTTAATATCAATCGACAGACAAAAATATATCGCCTTTGATAATCTTAAAAATAAAGTAAAAGTGAAAGGTGTGCCGAATCTATATAATGGAATATTGAAATATTATAATAGATTAATTCGGATTGTTGACATTGAAAGTAAATCTCGCGTACTAGAGAATCTGGAAAATATGAGATCAGAGATTTTAAATGAAAATGATATAAATGTTTTTGCAATCGATACTGATAATGAGGATGAAGTTGACATGATATTTAAAACTTTTGGTCAATTAAAGATTAAAAGAAATACATTATATTATATGACCGAAGATGAAATAGATAGAGAGTTTTATTATGATTTTTATTTTCATTATTTCGTACAATCGGTTCTATTAGAAATTTTATCGTAGGAGGTTTTATGTCGTCAAAATTTGAAGAAAATGCAGCAGAAAGGGGACTTGATTGTACCCATGCTAATCGGGGACTGTATTCATATAGTGACCGATTTGGAACAGTTGTATACAGAACTTTGGTTACACAATCTGTTCCTACACACGAGCTAAGTTGTAGTTTAGAAAATTTAGCTGAATTAGAAGAAACTACAGAAGAATCTGAATCTCATGAGACTGATGGTTATACTGCTCCACATATCGCAATATTCACCAAGAAGCCAGAGTGGACTAGATTTAGATATTGTAGATGCATCAGCCATGTCTATAAATTTCAGGGTAATGATGTGATAGCTGAAAAAGTTAGAAATAGTTTAAGAAGTCTTTCTGAAAATGTTGAGGATAATGTTCTGTTTGATGAGGAACTATATACCTCACCTGATATGTGTGTTTTCAGAAATTACGTGACAATTATGAATAGAAGTCACGCTTACGCGGATGGAAATGTTTACCCAACATTAATAGTTGGAAATAGTTATGATGGGTCTAGAGCAGCAACCCTTCAATTTGGTATAAGTGTTAGACAAGATGAATCCAAGTCTAATTTCGCTTTTGAATTAGGTAAATTAAAAATGATTCATTCTGAATACTCTGGTGTAAGTATGAGATATGGAGTTGGTACATATATTGCAAATTTCGCTGGTTGCATCGGTGAAGTTATCGAAACAAATATGAACATGGAATTGAATCAAGATAATATATATGCAGTTCTTGAGGGTATTGACAAACTCACAGAAAAGAAGCGAAACGCACTTCAAGAGTTTTTAGACGAGGTTAGAGAAGATGGAACATTGACAAATTGGAAATTCTTTTTAGCCATAATTCGATATTCATGTCTTCAATCTAATTTAAATTTAAAGAAGCTTTTAGAGAATGTGGCGGAAAGTATTCTGATTTTACCACAGCAAATGGAGGAGGCGTTAATCGCAAATGTTCAAGCTGTAGAGCAAATGAATACAGCACAGTAGTAAACAACACAGAACGGGGTAGAGGGTACTGGGGAAATTTATTTCCCCAACCTTCTTTTTTTTGGGAACAAAATATAAATAATATGAGGAGTACGATAATATGGCTGGAACACAAGATAGAGAGACATATAATAGTCCATCTAGAAATTATGAACTATCGTGTAAAGTTGGTGACTTCGATATTACAAATGATTTAAATCAATTGTCAATTATAGCATCCGTAGAGGTACCATACAAAACATTTGTGATGGATTTTTTCCTGGATCCAGACGATATGATTTTAAAACAGATATATGGGCAAGAACCAATTCAACTGAAAATACAAGTTTATGGTTCGTCTGAAAAAATTCCACATGAAATTTTAGAAATGAATTTAATAGCTTTAGGTTCTAAATATGATCTCTTAATGAAAGATTCACAACCACAAATACCAGACAAAATTAGATCGGCAATTAGAATTAGAGCTGTTCCATTGGAAGGATATAGTGTTATGACTTCTTATGTTAATGGTGTTTATTTGGGGTCGAATCTTCGAACTATTGTAAAAGATTTAGTGTCGCAGTCTGGAGGAGATCTTTATTATGATGGACAAGGTGGCAATAGTGAAGTATATGATCAAATAATTGTTCCACCAGCTCCTCTTTATAAAGTATTACAATATCTTGATAGAACTTTTGGTTTCTTTAATGGATTAGCTGGTATAACATCTAATTCTATTAAAACAAAGAGAAAATCAAATAGTGCAATACAATCTGATATTAAACCAAAAGTTTACATAAAGAATCTTTCAGCAGGAACCAATTTCGCAAAAGTTACTATAACACAATTATCAACTGATAGCAGAAATCAAGAAGATCTTTTAAATATATTTGATGGAAAAACATTTTATACCTATAACCCAGTTGAAACAGAATATACTGGTAATGCTATATTTTCTCTATATGGAAATACGATGAAGCATATAGTAAAACCACGAGATCAATTGTATAAAACCATATCATTGGATACTACACAATTCGCTAATGATTATGGAATAACAACAAAAAAGAATCAAGTATTTTTTAGTAAAAAAGGTCAAGAAAAAAGAATAAGTATTTTTAAAGATCACACTGGATATGATAGTAATGAAACACATATACGAGCCATACATTCAAAATTTTTTGGACAAATGTCTATACTTAAAGTTCATTTAGAAAAATGGTTAATATTAGAAAATCTGTTGGATGTTGGAAATGGAACTATATTCAGATCTAAAATAACAGATGTAAGAGATTTAACAGGACATTATATTTCAAAATATTGTCTAGCTCATTTTATACGAGGTTCACGAGATTGGCAATGTGGTGTAACTCTTCATCTTGTTCGAACTAATCGAGTTATGTAGAACAAATTTATATAGGAGATATATAATTATGGATATGCTGGTAGACTCTATAGAATTCGCCGTTAAACAAAAAGAAGCGGCAATAGATAAGAAAGTAGAAAAAGAAAGACCAAACCATCTAAAGTTTGCCGCTAAAAAATTCGTTTTAGAATATCTAAGATGTAAAAAAAGTTTTGAATATTTTGCGACACATTATATCCTCCTAGAACTTCCTGGTGGAGATGAATTAATCAACCCATATAATAAACAACTTGAATTTGTTGATTTAGTTGAAACTAAGAAACATGTATTACTATTAAAAAGTCGTCAAACTGGATTTTCAACAATAGTTCAAGCATACACAGCTTGGTTATGTGCATTTCATAGCAATGTTATCGTAGGTATAATTTCGAAAGATGGTAATGAAGCAACTGACTTTGCAAGATTTATCAGAGGTATGATTGAAAAATTGCCTAACTTTTTAAAGCCACCAAAGGGAGCGTTAGGCAGGGGTTTCGATAAAAAGACTGAACGTTCATTTATCCTAACAAATGGAAGTAAGGTGTATGTTGCAACAGTTAACCCAAAAGCCCCAAATAAAACCCTTCGTGGTAAGGCTATAACATTTTTAATAGTAGATGAGGCAGCATTTATCGATTATGTTGATAAAGCGTGGACAAGTATCGTACCAGCTCTTTCTACAAATCAAATGCAAGCAAAAAAGAGAAACGTTCCTTATGGAACAGTAATTATATCAACACCTAATAAAACAGTTGGTCCTG